TTCAGAAGTATCAATCAATTTTACAGTATTCATATCAGAAACCAATCCAGTACCGAAATACAAGTTAGATTTTTGACCTGCAATAGCAACGTTAGAAGCTAATCCCTCTGCCAATACGATTTTAACACCGTCAATAGACAAAGCTTGGTTTGAATACCACATTGTACCGTTAGAACCAACACCGTTAGCACCTAATCCACTTGCACCGAATCCACCCAAAGAAGCGATATAAGCATAGTACATGTTAACTGGCAAATAGATAAACATATCTTCTTTTGCGATAATAGTTGCAGGAATAGCCGCAACAATTTTACGAAGCTCTACAAGTACGTTAGACGATGTTACAGTTGTTCCTGCAACCTCTTGAGCCGTTGGTAAAAGTGCATCTACAGCAATTTGTGTACAAATTCCATCGTATTGTCCTGAAGTTCCAGTAACACCTCTCCAAAAAGAAATTTCATTTTCTTGAGCAACTTGAGAAGCGTAACGAGCAAGGATAAAATCAGCGAAACTTGGTGCTAATGTATCGAATGCTGAAATTCCCATTTCTTCACTCATCCAATCTGAATGGAAATCTTTTTTACAAAGTTGTTGGTTAACTTGCAATTCTTTTGGAGTTAAAACTCTTTCAGTCAAAGTAACCGAACCAGTTGCAGTAAAATCACATGAAGCGTCTTTTAATAGACCACCAGTAGCGACTTTCTTAATAACTTCTTTGTACTTAATGTTTGGCTTGATTGTAACCAGTTGTTTGTCCAAAGTTGGTGCTGACAATAACGCTGTAGCGATGTATTGTTGCAAAAATTTACCAGCGTACGTGGTAGTAATTGATGTTGTTGTTGCCATTTCTTTTAAATTTTAAAAATGTTAGTTAAATAATTTTCTTCTTATTCTATCTTCAATCGTTTCCATTTTACCAGAACCGTATTGGAAATTAGATTTCTCTACTTTGTTTTCAGGATTGAACTCAATTTTCTTTGGTTCGATTTCCTCTGTTGAAAGTTCAACTTCAACTTTTTTCAAAGATGCTAATTCAGTTTTCAAAGCTTCAATTTCCGCTTTCAATTCTGTAAGTGCTTCGCTTGAAAAATGCGTTTCCTTAGTCATTGTTTCAACTGTTTTCTTTGGAGCTGATTTCGGAGCTTCTGCTTTCGCTTCAACTTCTTCTTCTACTTCAGGAGCTTCAGGCATTTCTTCTTCTACTTCAGCTTCTTTGATTTCAGCTATCATTCCTTCTTCAGTTACTGATAAGATCATTCCGTTTTCAAGTTCGTAATCGCCAACTGGCAAAGGGATCATTTGTTCATCAACTGTTTTGATAAAAACTTCTTGACCTGCCTCAAAGCTATTTGCCTCAAGTACCGTTTGACCGTCTGCCAAAAGCATTGATTCTAATTTTACTTCCATTTGTAAAATAGTTTTAAATTTATTTATGATTTCTTTTGCATTCATATTTTATAGACTTAAGTATTTATTACTTGTTACCTTTTTAAAATTAGAGATTATCGTAAGCTGTTAAAACCTCTTTAAAATTTTGAGGTGCGTATTGTTTGCGTATTGCATCTTCATATTTTACAAACTCAGGAAAAGTTGTTTTATAATCAACTCCTAATTCTTTTGCTTTTTTCTCAAATAATGATAATTGACTATTAAAATTATTTGTTAAAGCATCTTGTTCTTGTAATAATCCAACTGATTTTTTTAATTCAGTTCTTGCTGAAGCTGTTTGTTTAATAATAGCGTTATAATTTTTTTCAATTTGATTATAAATACCTACAACATCAACATAATCTGACAATTTTACTTCATGCGCTTTAAGTTCTAATCTTTTTGCTTCATAAAGCTTATTAATTATTTTTTGTTCTTGATTCATGGTATAAAATTTAATGCGTGTGAACCGTTGTAACTGGCTGTGTGGTGTTAATTACAGTGCTTACAGTTTGATTTAATGGACTGCCAATACCTTGATTCTGTAAATCTCCGTTACAGCATTCAGAATTATAAGTTCCGTCATCGCAAAGGCATCCACGCTTACCACTTTTAGGGCTTGTTTTGCTTTTTGTTTTCATGATTATTTAATTTGACTTATCAATGTTTTTAAATCTTTATAATCAGCTTCAGCACCTTTTAAATAATTAAATGCAGTTGTTACTATTGGTAACTCAATACCAGCAGAAGATTGTAACGCTTTCATTTTATCATGAAGTACAACCGCTTTTTCGTATGCAGAATTTAATTTGATTAAATTATCATTTGCTAATTTTTTTTCAGAAACTAATTCTTTATTTAGATTAGTTAATCTGTCAATATTTTTAGAAATTGGATTTTGTAAATTTTGAATATTAACTAATTCTTTTTCTAAATCTTGAGATATACCCAATTCTACTTTGTGTGAAGCTAAATCTAATTTCTTTGCTTCATAAAGGTTACTGATAATTGTTTCTTCTTTTGTCATTTTATATTGATTTTAAAATTTCTATTATTTCTTTCAACTGTTTTTCCTCATCACTTTCAACTAAACTTAAATCTAGTTTGTCAATAAAATATCCCTCTATTGAAAATCCTTTTACCTTGCCTAATTTTACGTCTTGCCAAACTTCATCGTTATCAACTTTCATCGAAATAACCCAAGTACCTTTTGGAAAACTAAAACCGTAATTTTTTGATTTATCCATTTCAGGATTATCAACTATCCAACTTTCAACAACAGTCATTCCCTCAATTTTCTGATCGTGGTTTAACGTTGCATTATTTTGTTTGGAGTTTTGAAAAAACATCTCACTGGCTTTCCTTACCGTTTGCTCTGAAAAGTAAATGTAAAATTCATTTCCTTGCTCATCTTTACGAAAAATCTCTTTGTTAGGAATTAAAGATGCACCCATTAACAAACGCTTTTCAGCGTCAATCTCTTTTAGTTCAACTTCATGCTTTGCAAGTGCTATAAAGTTCTCTTCAATCGCTGGATTTAATACAACCGAAACAGCATTTATACCGTTCTTTTCTGAATTTTCATCAATTACTAATTCTATAATTTTTTTCTTATTCATACCTATTGACTTTTAATTTATCCGAATGTTGCGTTTTTAACGTGGTTTCTGTCTAGTTGCTGACTTGTTGTAACTTCAGCCGAAACTACATACGCTTTAATAGGTGCGCCACCCAAACCAGCTAAAGGATTAGTTCCTGAATTTCCTACAATCTGAAAACTTGGTGCGCTACTTGTTACGTTTTGATTTGCATTGCTTGGTGGAGCTGTATTGTTTCCACCACCGCCACCGCCACCGCCTTGAAATTTAGTCGAAGCAATTTTGATAATATTTGCAGCACCAACTGTAGCCGCTATTCCTGCTTCAATAAATTGAGCACCCGTTGCAAGTTTAATTGGATTTCCACCAGCTGTTAATGCAGCCGTTACTGCCAAACCAGTATTGATAATTGCCTGACCTAATGAAAACGCTTTATTTATTTGAAATTGTTTTTTTGCATCTTTTTCATTGTTTGCACTAAATGCTGAAACTAGATCACCCAATGCGCCAAAAGCATCTGAAGCCATTTGAAACTTTGCAGTTTTTTGTGCTTGTTCTAATTGCATCTGTTTATCTAGCGCATCTTTTTCAATAACTGCTATGTCCCTTGCTTTCGCTTCAGCAATTACTTTTTCTTGTTCTGCATTTCCCCTAGCTGCTTCTTCAAGTGCAAAGTATTTTTCATTAACCGCATCAATTTGATTTTGGTATTGTGTTTTTGTTGCCTGAGTATTTAGTTCTTGTAAATCTTCAATCTTTTGTAAATATTCATTTTCTAGATCAACTTCATTTTGCCTTGCTTGTTTTTTAGCATCAAGTATTATTTGATTTTCTAAGTCTAAATATTTTTTAGTAATTTCATTTTTTTCTTTTTCTTGAGCTTCAAGTATTAATGTACTATCCTGCTTATATTTTTCAGCATCTTTTAACGCTTGTGCATACTTTTCTGTTACAACCTGAAGTTCTTGTTCTTGTTGACTTTTTAAACTAGTTAAATACTCTTTTTCAAGTTCCTTAATATTTGCAAGTGCATTATTTTTATCTTCCTCTAATTGCTTTCTATGTTCATCATTTCTTGCTTTTCTTTCGTTTGCTAACTTAATTTCACTTTCGGATTTAATACCGTTTGCTTTTTCAGTTGTTTCTGCGGAATTCATTGTAGCAAACGCAACTTTATTTATAGAATTAATTTCTTTGTCCAGTTGTTTTTCTCCCTCTTTAAGTCTTTGTTTTTGTTTTTTATCCAAATATGAATAAGCTTCTTCTCTGTACCCAAAAGTAAGTTTTAAACCCGCAACTGATTTATCAAAAAAAGTAGTTTGGTCTTCTAACGATAAAGTCATTTTTTCTGCAGCTTTTTGCGCTGACAATTCAAACAAAGCGTTTGCTTGCGCTCTTAAAGCCATTGCCTTTTGATATTCTGGCGCTTTATCATTATAAAGTTTTTCAGCTTCTGCAAGTGTTGTTGCTTTTCCAAATGAATCGCCTAATGTTTCGTTATAAGTTAATAAGGCTTCTTCTTTACTTATTACCCCATTTTTTGCCATTTTAAAAGCATTACCTACTTTTTGAGTAGTTTGTACTGCTTCTTTTGCTCCTGCAGTATATTGTTCTAATGTTTTGGTATATGCTTTTTGTCCT